TTGCCGAGGGCTGGCATCGCGTCGAGTCCGTCATCGAAGGCGCTCTGGAAACCGTGAAAGCCGACGCGAAGAAGGTTGTCGCGGCGGTCAAGCGCAAGGCCAAGTAAGTGCCGCAGATCACGATCTACGCCGCTGGCCCGTCAAAGGGCAGCATCGTCGAGGGCGCTTACGACTTCTGCGGCCTGTCAGGCGATCAATACGAGCGCACGCCCGAGGAAATGACCAAGGGCTTGCGGCTGCTGAACGGCCTGATGGCCTCGCTGCTCGCAAACAAGGGCATCGATCTCGGCTTCGACTATCCCTCCTATGGCGAAGGCCAGCTTGAAGAGCCGAGCGGCATCCCCGACGGTGCGCGAGAAGCCGTCTCAGCATTGCTGGCCCAGCGCCTTGCACCGACGATTGGCGCGGCGGGCGCGGCTCTCACCGACGATTGCAGGGCTGTTCTGGCGACCGCTGTTCAGGACTTGCTCGCGTCCAATGCGGCGGCTCCGATTGCTCGGACTCCGGCCTATCGCCTGTCGAGCGCGGGCGTGCGGCATAACCGCTTCACCGTTCTTCCGAGCTAGTCATGACCGCTGTCCCGCTGCTCTCCGGCGTGCAGGGATCGGAGACGGCCGAGTTCAAAACGGTCTATCCGCTGAACCTGGAGCCGGTCGTCATCGACAGCAAGATCAGCAAGGGACAGTTGAAAGCCGTTCCCGGTGCGGTTCAGGCTGGCACCGGCCCCGGCGCGGATCGTGGCGGCATCGAATGGAACGGCGTCCACTATCGCGTGATGGGAACACAGCTTTGCCAGATCGCGGCCAGCGGGGTTGTGACTCAGTTGGGAGACGTGGGCTCGGGCGGGCGCTGCCGGTTCGATTACAGCTTCACGCGGCTGGCGATCAATTCCGGGGACAGGCTCTACTATTACGACCCATCGGGCGGCCTGATCCAGGTCACGGATACGGACCTTGGGGCCGTTGTCGATATGATGTGGATCGACGGCTACTTTATGACGACGGACGGGACATATGTCGTCGTTACCGAATTGTCGGATGCGACCTCGGTCATGCCGCTGAAATACGGCTCGGCGGAAGAGGATCCGGACCCGATCACAGGCCTGCTGAAATATCGCAACGAGGCGTATATCGTCGGACGCCACACGATTCAGTTGTTCAAGGACGTGGGTGGCAACGGGTGGCCGTTCCAGACGGTCGGCAACGGAACCACGATCCCGGCTGGAGCGGTGGGACCGAAAGCCAAGTGCCTTATCGGGGAAGGTTTCGCGTTCGTCGGCGGCGGTCGTAATGAGGCTCTCAACGTGTTTGTCGCGGGGCAGGCCGAAGCGAAGGCTATCGGCTGTCCGGAACTATGCGAGAAGCTGGACGCGCTTCCCGATCCTTCGGTAGTCGAGTTGGAGCAACGGGCCAGCGATACCGAGCGGCGGCTGCTGGTGCACCTTCCCGACGAGACGTGGGCGTATCTGCTCCATGCCAGTGCTGATGTTAGCGCTCCGGTTTGGTATCGTCTCAAAACCGATGACGACGGCTATCGCTGCCGCAACGCTGTGCTCGCCAACGGCAAGTGGTGGGTCGGCGATACGCAAAGCGGCGCGGTCGGCTATCTGACCGATGAGAACCGGCTGCATTTCGGCATCGATCCCGGCTGGTCGTTCGATTGCGGGTTTCTCTACAATCAGTCGTTGGGCGCGATTGTCGATTCCGTTGAGCTTGTCGGCTTGCCCGGACGCGGTGGCGACGGGGCGGTGTTCCTGTCGATGACCGAGGACGGCGAGACGTTCAGCGCCGAACGATCGGTCATCAGCAAGGCGGCGGATCGCAAGAAGCGGATTGCGTGGCGTCCACACCGCCGGATCAGGAATTACCTCGGTCTGCGGTTTCGCGGGTTCGGGTCTGCCCTGCCCGGCATCGCATCGTGCGAAGTCAAGGCGAGGCCGCTGCAATGACGTTCCTCTCGCGCCAATCGCTTGCCGGATTGCCGAGGATGCTGCGCGCCGAACTGGAACAGCTCGACCAGGCACATGACGAGACCGCAGCGACGGCGACGAGCGCGAACGCAATCGCAAGTTCCGCGCAGGAGACCGCCGACGAAGCCGTGAACAAGAGCGTTCAGCCCTTGTCCGACCTCTTGAGCGCGATTGCCGACCTTCCCGCCGATCAGACCGGCTTCATCGTCATTGCCGGAACCGACGAGGTTGCGATCTACCCTCTGGTGAATTTCATGCGCTTTCTCGGCAAGGGGCCGAGCACGGCAAGGCCAAGCGGCTCTCCGGGTGTCTATCTCGACACGACGCTTGCGGCTGCTGGAAAGCCTATTTTCACCAGCGGCTCTGGCTACGTCGATTCATCGGGAGCGGCGGTCTGATAAGAGTTCAATCGCGCAAATAGCCCCTTATCGGCACATCTTAGCCGATGCAGCGGCTGCAATATCCTTTCCCTCTGTTTCTCGACCAGCGCGGCGCATTGCTCGATGCGGGGCAGGTGTTCGTCGGCGCGGCCAACGCCGACCCTGAGCTTTCGCCAATCACGGTCTATTGGGATGCCGCGCTCACCATCCCGGCTGTCCAGCCTTTGCAAACGCGTGGCGGGGTCATCGTCAACGATGGCGCTCCGGCTGTCGCGTACATCTCCGCAACCGATTACTCGATGCGGGTCCGCGATGCCGACGGCAACCAGGTCAGCTACGCCGCGACCGCGACCGACATCACCGCCGCTGCCTACCAGCCCCTTGCCGATGCTCTGACGGCCCTTTCGGCAACGGACCCGACGACAATCGGACTCGCGATGCTCGGGGCTGCGGATGCGACTGCCGTCAAGACGCTTCTCGGATTGGGTGCGTATCTCGCATTGACCGGAGGCACGGTTTCAGGCGCGATCCTTCGCCAGAGCGCGGGCGCGCATCTCTACCACAACGACACGGCTCTGACGGCTGGCGGGATTTTCCTCACCGCGACGGGGGCGTCCGATCCCACGACCCTGCCGGGTCAAATCTGGGCGAAATACTGATGGCGCTCGCAATTCGAGACGCCGGAAACGTCAGTCGCAGCATCGCGGCCTTGGTTATTCGCGATGCGACGAACACGCCGCGCACGATCAAGGAACTGTGGCTGCGGACGCCGGACGGCTTGAAGCAGGTATTCGGCCAGCTCGCGGTCACTGTCTCACCAACTGGCGTTTCAGGCTCAGTCAATCGTGCCGGGGCCGCGACGGCATACACCCGTTACGTCACCGCGTCGTCCAGCGGAGGCGTTGCGCCGTTCACTTATGCGTGGGCGCGCACGGACGGCGGGGCACACGGATGGGCCATTTCCAGCCCGACCGCCGCGATGACCAACTTCTCGACGGTGGTCAGCTCCGCGACGGACCAGACCGCGACCTTTGCCTGCACGATCACGGACGCAACCGGCATGACCGCAACGAGCGCGAATGTCTCCGCTGACTGCTGGAACGACGGGAGCGGGACGCTGTGATCGAGCATACCGACACGGTAACAGACGAGTTCGACCGTCCGGTTCCCGGCGCATCGATCTACGTCAAGAACATCGACGGCACCGACGCCACGCTGACCAGCGACGGCACGACCGCGCTTGTTCAGCCAATCATCACCGACGAGTTCGGGACATACACCTATTGGGCGAATGTCGGCTATTACACCGAAGAGGTTTGGTACGGCGGCAAGCTGCGCTGGAAAGAAGCCAACATTGCGCTCGGCAATCCGGGCTCCGACCTTAACCTTCGTTCCGATCTCGCGGCCACTGGCGGCTATGCGCTCGTCAATCACAAGCCGACCGGAGCAACCGGGGACGGCGTAACCGGCGACACGGCCGCAATCACGGCGTTCAACGCGCTGCCGGGCCGGAAATACCTTCCCGCCGGAACCTATCTCACCACGCTTGCCGCGACCTCGCTTGACGGCCCGTTCTGGGGCGACGGGCAGATCAAGGACGCGGACGGAAACAAGCGCGGCCCGTGGCTGACCATCGTCAAGGCGGCTCCGTCATCGACGGGCAATTTCAACGACGTGGCGACCGCGTTCAACGGCGACCTGTCGAAAGTCCTGATCCCGATTGAGCACAGGATTCTCGGGACCAATACCCTCGGAACGCCCTTGAGCGGCTATCTCTACAGCCGCGAGACTTCGGCTGTCGTGCTCGTCTCGCGCAACGAGAGCGGGCACAACGAGAGCACGTCCACCAACGACGGGCGGACGGCTGCGGTCGCGATTGCGGGCAAGATCGGCAATTACGGCCAGGGCGATCATGTGTTCGCGTCGATTGCTGGATATGTCCAAGGCGCGAGAGCGGGCGCGACCGACTTCCTCGCCAATCCCGCAATCTCGATGATAAACGGGACGTTCACGGCGGGCGCGCATGGCGTGTTCCTCAATCCGTTTGAAGTCGATCTGGAGCTGTTCGCCTACGACGCCGGGGCAATCGGCCACGTCACCAATATCACGCGGAATACAGGGGACACTGGCGCGGGCCTTGGCGCGCTCACCGCCGGATACAGGGTCCAGTCCAAGGGCACTTATGCGGTTGATGTGGGCTTTAGCGCGACCGGGCTGTTCAAGGCCATTCTCGACGCCACAGCCGCGACCCTGACGACGGCCAAGGCGGCGATTGCGCTGTGCTCGGGCTTTCGCATCTACGGCAATGCTTCTTCCACGGATGGGCGCAAGGCCACGTCCTACGGCACGGACTGGATCGAACGGCTCGCGACGGGCTGGAACATCGTGTTCAACAATGTCTCGGGCTTGCTCGTTAGCGACAGCGGATTCGGCTATGCGACCGGCGTTGGCGGGGCGGTTACTCAGGCAACGAGCCGGACGACCGGCGTCACGCTGAACACGGTTTGCGGCAAGATCACGCTGGTTTCCGCCGCTGGCTCCGCGACGTGGCAGACCTTCACCGTCACCAATAGCAAGGTCGCGGCCAACGACACGATCCGCGTGTGCCAGCAATCGGGCACGGACAAGTACCAGATCCACGTCACAAAGACGCAGGCCGGGTCTTTCGACATTACCTTTGCCACCATCGGCGGGACGACAACCGAGCAGCCGGTGTTCAACTTCGCCGTCATCAAGGGTGCGGCGTCGTGATCCACGATCTGTCGTCCGCGACGAAGCACGCGCTTGATATGATGGCGTTCGGCGCGGCCGTCGTGGCTGGCATAACGCTTGCTAACGCTGCGCTGTTTATGACCTTTCTCGCGGCGATTTGCTCGGTTCTGTGGTTCCTGATCCGCCTTTATGACCGCGTGAAATACGGGCCGAACGTCAATGACTAAGCGCCCGAAGAAGCCCCGCGATCCGTCGCTCCTGACGCCCGCGCTCAAGGCCGCGTTCAACGTGGTGACGGGCGATGAGGCGAGTTTTGACGCGCTGCTGAGGAAGCTCAAGTGATGCTCGCGCGGCTGCAAGCGAAGCTGGTTGCCGATTGGCGCGAGGCATGGCGTTGGTCATCGGTGCGGCTGCATCTCATCGCTGCTGCGGTCGGGCTTCTCTATGAAGCGATGCCGGTGCTCGATCCGAGCATTGCCGCGATGCTTCCCGCGCAGCACCAGGCCAAGGCGATTGGGCTCTACGCACTGATCGGCCTGATCTTGCGCCTGACCAAGCTGAAAGCCAATGGATAAGGCGCGCACGCCACCAAAGGCTCCGGCGGCCATTGCGGCGGCGGTGCTGCTTGCCGTGCCGGTCACGAGCGCATTCGAGGGGCTGCGGACAAAACCCTACAAAGACCCGGCGGGCATCTCCACGGTCTGCTACGGCGAAACCGAGCGCGAGATGCGCGTCTATACGCGCGACGAATGCGCGATGCTGCTGAAAGCGCGGCAAGGCAACGACTACGCCCCTGCCGTCCTCAAGTGCGTTCCCGCCATCGCATCGCGCCGCCATGCGTTCGCCGCGTCCATTGATTTTGCCTATAACGCTGGAGCCTCGGCTTTCTGCCGTTCGCCAATGGCGCGCAAGTTCAACGCGGGCGATTGGGTCGGCGGTTGCAGGGCCTTCGCGGGCTATTACGTGACGGCGGCGGGCAAGCGCCTTGCCGGGCTGGTGAGGCGTAGGGAAGCCGAGCGAGCCCTGTGCCTCAAAGGTGCGGCTTGACGTGGCGCGCTCCATTTTCCGCAGGCTCCGCATCCTGCGCGCGAAAATCGCGAACGAGGGCGGCGACGTTGTTGTCGGCGATTTCGTGCGCCCGGTGTGGGGCGGGCCGTTGGGCTTCGTCGTATCGATCAGCAAGGGATGGGCGACCGCGCTCCGGGTCCATGAATCGCCGGGGCATCGCGACATCATCGAGGTTCGGTTTCTCAAGGTCGCGGCGGCCGATCCAGCATTTGGGCCGGATGTGAGGGGGGGTGGTGATGTTTAAGTCCCTCTTCGCTCTCGCGCTGCTGATCCCGGCACCGGCGATCCCGCAAACCGACGCCGTTCCTATGGATGCCATCGCCCGCGCCAAGTTCCCGCACGACGATCCGCAACAGGTGGACGCGTTGGCGCTCATCAACAAGGCGATCAACGTGTCGATCCAGTATCAGGATGACCGCTCGCATTACGGCATGGACGAGCTGTGGGTGATGTTCCCCGCCGACCACAAGGGCGACTGCGAGGACTATGCCCTCACGAAGATGGGCGTACTCTCGGAAGCGCAATTCCCGATTGTCACCAACGCCCGGATCGTCGGCGTGATGGTGCACCATGACGGGACCGAGGACGGACACGCAGTTCTAGCCGTGCTGATGCCGAGCGGTGCCGTGATGATCCTCGACAACAACAATGCCGAGCCGATGACCAAGGCCGAGCTTGAGCGGCAGGGCTATCAGTTCGTCGATTGGCGGCTGTCGTGACCGCGCTTCTCATCATCGGCGCGCTGGTCGGGGCCATCGCGCTCTTTGT